TCAGGCGCGGCGATCAGCCATCGACCTATCTCCCGCCTCGCGCGCCGTCTTCTCGACGTGGCAGCCGCGTTTGTTGCCCTCGGCGTCGTAGCTGACGCACAGGCACTGCCGGTTGTCGTCGGTGTCTTCACCGCCCTGCCACAGCGGCACGATGTGATCCAGCTCGAAGGGCCGAGGCGTCCCTGGCGTGATGTCGATGAGCTCCCCGCAGCAGGCACAGCGCGGCCCGTCTCGCAGCCAGATCCTCAGCCGGGCCTCTTGCCTTGATCGCCCTCGGGCTCGGCCAGTGGCACCCAGGCGCGGGGCCTGCTGCAGCATTCGGGTGTCAGCCATCTGAATCCGCAGCGGCAGCGCGGTAATGCGTGGTCGCTGCCCCATGGCACCTCAAAATAAAAAGCCACCAGAAGGTGGCAAAGTCATAGAAGCCAATTGACACGCCTATGCGTCAAGGCACCGGTCGGGCTTGCATGAGCAAGACCTGCCATGCAACGTAGCACAACACACCAAGAATAAGACATCGGTTTTGCCACCGCCCTGCGCGCGACGATACGCACTGCTTTTTTTCAATAATCTCTTGCAATGTCTGATCACCAAGGGCGATAAGAGAAGGGTTCTGCCCTGCAAGCGGATCACGCCCAGATCGCATTTTGAGCAGTCCGATATTTGCAAACGTGATGGACAACGCCCCTTCGATATGGCGGCAACCCAAGAGGAAGCTCACCCCCCACAGAGCCAGTGCGGCGCCCAACGGATACATCGATGCAGACAGGGCCATGTCTTTCGATTGCGTCAATGCGAAGCCGATGCAAGCACCAGCCGCAGCAAGCAAGAAATACGTATGCTTCTCTTGCATTGCCCTGTGCGCCCGCCAAAGTTCAAGTTCATGATCCATCTTCGCCTCCGTTGAGGCAAAGAGTCTATCTCGCAACGGACCACACCACTGTTCACTCATAGGTGCGCCAGCTGCCGGCCTGCATCGTCTGCACGCGGCGGGTATCAAGGACCGGAAGCGTGCCCTTAAGGGTCTGTAGCTTGGACATGGCAGGCCACCAAATGCAAACGCCACCCGAAGGTGGCGATAGACAACGGGAATGCCCTTTGCTTCTAGGGCTTCGTGGGCATCTTCTTCATCTGATCGCAGGACTGCTGCTGTTGCTGTGCAGACATCGAAGACCATTTCTTCTTGAATTCACTGGCTGCAGCGCTGTATAGCTTCTCGTAGTCTGCCTCGGAGACCTTCAGATCAGACAGCGTGGCCGACTTCTGTTTCGCTTTCGCCTCATCCACCTTTTGGCTCGTCATGTGCTTGCATGCCAGTGCCATCTCGTTCATGGAGGCAGACATGCGGACGACGCCAGAGGCGACTGCTGCATTTGGATCATCCGCAGAAAAAGCACTCCCAGTTGCAAGCGCCACCACTAGAGCCAAGACAGTCTTCATCCTTCGGACCTCCTCAAAAGATCACATCATATTTGCATGGCACACAGAGTGCCCCTTTGGGGTCCACACACTAATCGATGCAGGCCATCGCTCGGCCAGATCCGCAGCCGAGCCTCCTGTCTGGCTCGGCCCATGGCGCCAAGGCGCGGAGTTGTGATGCACCCCGACCTAGCCAGCCCGGGTATTCACCTTCAGCACCTTGGCAGGGGGCTTCCCAGAATCCATGTCCACAACAGTGGCGGCGCGTGTGTTCTGAGCGTTGTAGAGCATCTACGATCCCCTTGATTGGGACCGCCACGCAGGTCTTGCACCCGATGCGCAACACAGCTTTGCCGGGCGCGCCTTGTGGCGGCGGAAACGAAAAAGCCACCCGAAGGTGGCGCTATCAAAAGTCATTGTGCTATCCCTTAATTGAGCCGTCACAACCGGATCAACCAATCGTGTAAGCCAGTTCTTCTTCAGAACCAAATTTTTGGAAATTACATCTTGAAATATCAAAGGGCACCCCGAAGTCCACAGCTCCCTTCAACCATACGCCTATTCAGGAGACCAAATGGCGATATACATACTAAGCACAGATTTCAAGACAGCACAAGACGCAATTGTCAAGAAATTTCAGGAAAATTCCAAAAAGACATCTAAGGAAATCACTACCTGGGAACTCAAAGGTTCAGCCACAAATGGCTACGAGCTTCACTACACGCCTCAGAACTGGGGAGTCTGCGGCTACTTCGCCCTTCAACAGTTCGGAAAGAAGAACGAGGAAAAGCTAAGGCTTGCTCTCTTTCTATACAAAGAGCACCATGGGAAAGGCGAGAAGTGGCCGACATCAATCGGCGCTTTACATGGCGATCTGCTCCAGCTCTTGATAAATCACTTCGGATCACTTGTCACTGCCGAAGGAGAGGGACTCAAGGTGCTGAACACATGCAACAAAGTTGAGTGAACGTCAACAACAGAAATAGGTGAGCACTGAACTATCAAGGATGAACCGCATCACTTGATGCATGCTCGAAGAAGCCTATAAGAACGAAAGCCCGCTGGCGAACCTAGCGGGCTTTTGTTCAGCCTGACGATGATCACTTGGTCGCGTCTTTGATCGCTTCCTTCACGTCGCCAGCTTTCTTCTGCGCCTTGCCTTCGACCTGCTTGGCCACGCCCTTGGCTTGTTGCTCAGGGCTATCGATGAGCTCGCCGGCCTTCTGCTGAACCTTGCCAGCAGCACCCTTGACCACACCCTTAACTTGATCCTTGTTCATACAAACGTCCTTTGGGAGTTGAGCTTTGAAACGGTAGCTTTGCAGCACCGGAACCTAGGTTAATCAGCTCATCTCTTCCGGCATGACAGCCGGAGCGGTGTTCGGATGTGGGTCAGACAGCGCGGCGCTGTCGGAGCATTTCTCGCCAAAAAGAAAGCCCGCAGGCTTCGGAGCTGGCGGGCTTTTCATCTGAGCGCGACCTTCCATCGCTTTCATGTCTTGCCAGACTCACCGCCTGGGGACGTTTACCGGGGTGAGCGCGGGCGGGATTGTTGGCGCCTGCGCTCTAGGAACGCAGTATACATCAGCCTTTGCCGGCCGCAACTGTCTTCAGCCCCCTCATTCGCTTCAGAGCGGCGATGGTGCCCGAGCGTGCGCGATCCACATGCGTGGCGATGTGCTCGGAAATCAGTTGGCCCTCGGCTTCGTGCGGCACCTCACGGTCTCCGAAGCCCTTGCAGGTCTCGCAGATCGCTATCTCGCCCAGCTTGACGCCTCCGCAGCCTGGGCACTTGCGGTCGCACCACCACAGCAGCACGTCGGTCAGCTTGGCGCGAGCATCCTTGATTCCCTGCGCCAGCACCCAGGGCAGGAACCCGGCGTGCGCGTCCACCAGGCGGGCGTACTGCGGCAGGCCGCGCAGGATCTCCATGCGGCGCTCCATGTGCCAACGGCCCTCGGCCACGCGGGCGCCCACCATGTCGAGACGCCCCCTGCTCTTTCGCGGAAGCTGCTCGGCAACGCGCTGCAGCTGCTCGTCGGTCAGTGGGCGCGGCTTCTCGCGGCGGTCCCATTCGCAGATCAGCTGCTGGACCAGCCGGCCCAGGCCTGCGCGCTGGATGCCAGCGGCGATCAGGTAGTCCGCATCGCCGCGCTTCTCCAGGTCCACGGACAGGTCGCTGCTGGTGCTCGCGCTCGTCAGGCGTTCGATGACGTTGGGCCGCTCAGCAGCGAGTGTGGTTGGTGCTTCTGTTGTCATACGGTCTTCTGGATCAATGGGATGGGGTGCAGCTGCGGCGTTCGTTGAGGACTGGCCGGAGCCGACTTGCTGCGGCGTCGCACTCCTCGCGTGTGCCGATGGTCAGAGGCACGTAGTCCATGGAATGGTCAGCTGCGCACGCCCTGCGGTTTTTGGTCAGCATGTCCATGAGGGGCTCGATATGCAGCGCGCACTGGCTCTGGCTCCACAGCAGAACATGGCCAGCCGCAAGGTTCGGGACAGCGCGATCAGGGTTGGTCAGCGAATTCATCTTTTGGCTCCTGGGTTGAGAAAGGGACATAGCAGATGGCGCGGCGCCGGCTGTTCGTGGCGAACTGCTGGGCGGCCTTGTTGAACCAGAGGTACTGGCTGTAGTGCTGCACGTCGCCATTGCGCTGCTTCTGCAGCTCCAACTTGGCGTCGGGCTTGTCGGGGTCGTGGCCGGCGTCGTTCTCGTCCTTGCGCGCGCTCCAGACCGTGAACACGTTGTCGGCTCCGTCGGTGATCTTGGAAGAGCCTGCAACGTCCAGCTTCCCCGGGCCCTTGGACTCGTCCGCACCCTTGCGCGGGTGGGCGACCAGGTGGACATGCACACCATTGCGGCGCGCGAAGTCGCAGATCTTGCGGACGGCTTCCTTCTGGGCGGTCATGCTGCCTGGGCCGTCTTCGGGCACGTCCGTCATCATCAAGCTGTCGATCACGAAGTGACGCATGCCGTAACGCTTGGAGCCGTACAGGAACACGGCCAGGAGACGGTCAATGCCTGCGCTACCCACCACGTTGAAGAACCACTGCTTGTCGTGCAGCCAGGCTCCGATGGCGTCGATGTAGGGCATGCTCGGGCGGTCCAGGCCCGCCGCCTGCTTGACGGTGCGCTTGAGCTGGCGTTCGGGGGTCATCTCGCCGGAGAACACCATCACGCGGTCTCCCTGCTGCATGAGCCCCAGCAGCACCTGAGACAGCATCAAGCTCTTTCCGTGGCCGTTGTAGCCGGTCCAAACGGTGACCTCGCCGGAGCGGAACTCAAACCAGTCCAGATCCTTGTCCAGGCGCAGCACCGGGTCGCCCTCGTCATCGTGGGCCGGATAGAACATGGACTTCACGCGGTTGATGAAGTCGCTGGCCTGGCACATCTCCTCGGGGTCCAGGGTCTTGGCTTCCTTGGTGGCGTGCCAGAAGTCCTCGCCGCAAGCGCCCTTCTGCAGGAACTCGTTCGCGTCCTTCTCGGGCAGCGTGACCAGCTTGCATCGCTCCAGGCCCAGGCGGCGAACGATCTCCTGCGCCCCTGCCTTGCCAGCCTCATCGCTATCGAAAAAGATCAGGATCTCGCTGAAGCAGTCCAGGCGCTCCCAGTCGTTCTCCAGCCACTGGTGATTGCCTGCGCCTGCATTGACCGACAGGGCAGGAATGCCGACCTGGTGCAGCGTCATGGCATCGATCTCGCCCTCGGTGATCGCCACGGTGCGGGCCTTGGGGTCGATCAGGTGCCAGCCGAAGAGGCACGGCTCTGCCCCGCCCTCCTGCCGCATGTCGCGCTTCTCCGCGATGTTGCGGTACTTCACGTTGACCAGCTCACCGTTGCGCAGGTACGGGAAGACTGCGTAGGTCTTGCCACCCCGGATCTGCTCCGCCACCCGGAATGCAGCGATGGTCTCGTCGGTGATGCCGCGGCCGTTGAGCCACTCCTTGACGCCAGCCTTGGCGGCCTGGCACTGCGGCTTTGACGGGCGCTTGAAGGTCTTCTTCTCGCGCTCGGGCATCACGTCGCGGATGCCCAGGTACTGCTTCGCCTCGCGGATGGCTTCGCCGATGGACTGGCTGCGGCAGGCCGCCCACAGATCCAGCAGATCGCCTGCCTCACCCGATGCGAAGTCCTTCCACACGCCGGCTTTGGTGCCAGTCAGGCGGACGGAAAGCGACTGGCCCTCCTCGCCGTTGATGCTGCCGGCCATCCACTCCCCGGCCTTGCGCTTGCCGTTGGGCAGCAGGTACTGGGCAATCGCCGCGGCGTCAGAGGCCATGCGCTGGCTGAGTTCGGCGGCGTTCAAGCGGTCACCTCCGCGCGGTGGCCATCGCGGAATTGGTGAGCGTTGTGCTCACGACAACCCGCGTTTTCCGCCTCCCAGCGGTTCTCGAAACCGGCCTGCAGAGCCCAGCGGGGACGGCTCTCGCTGTCGCCCTGCCCCGCTTGCACCACGCCCTCTTCGTCGTCCCAACGACCCGCGTTGAGCCATGTCGAGGGGTGCGGAATGAACTGGCCATCATCACGCATCCACTGCATCGACCTTGCCTGGATCGTGATGGCCGCCAGCATCTTCGCCAACAGCGCTGCGTCTGGCCGGCGCTTGGCGAAAGCCTTGCGAGCAGCGTCCTTGCCGACCTTGCGGGGGTATGCCGACCAGAACTCGACAAAGCCGTCAGGCTCCTCGGCAGCATGGCGACGACGCTGCCGGCCCCCGGTGGGGGGTTGGGGGGTATTCTCTTTCTCTTCTCTATTCTTCTCTTCTCTAGGCGTCACAGTGACGTTATCCGTTACGTCACCCGTGACGCAGCCAAAACCGTCACTTTGGCCGTCACTTTTTTGGCCTTGGCGCTCCCTGTAACGGCGTTGGCGTTCAGCACCCTGCGAGCGGGTTTTCTCCTCTGGAGAGACGTTGTATTCGTCGAAAAATCGGGGAAATTCGAGGCCCTCGGAGGTCTGCAAAACCCAGCCCGAAAGCGCGAGTGCAGCGCCAAATCCAGGCAGATCAGCGATGTCATCGAGCACCATCAGCGTCACGCCGTGACACACCAAATCGTCACCGTTACGCTTTCCACGCTGTCGCATCACACCCCAAACAGACACCAGCGCTCCGACCGTGACGTTACGCATAACGTTACGGGTGACGGTCATTTCACGCTGGCAGTTGTTCGTGACGTAACGCGAAAGCTCGCTGCCAGGAGCCATCAGCGCATCAGCAATGAGCGAGACCTTGGGGTCTCGGTAGAGGTCAGTCCGCATCTTGATCCAGTCCCCGGCCATACCTACTCCTTCGCGCCGTGCGCTTCGTTCATCTCACGGGGTTTGCCTGCGGCGTTGACGGCACGCGCGGCCTGGCGCAGCTTGCGAAGCACCTCCTCGGCCTCGGCGATCTCGCGCTCGATCTGCGCCAGCTCGTTGCCCGAGATCACGCCGTCCTGCATGGCCTCGATCACCGCACTGGTGATGTGCGAGGTCTCCAGCACCAGCTTGGATACCTTGTCCACAGGGCTCGCCACCACCGCGCGGCAGGCCTCCATCAGCTCAAAGCGCCCCCCAGCCTCTCCCGCGACATAGGCCGCGTAGTCGTAGCAATGGGGCATGGCTGCCTCGCGTAGCAAGCTGGTGATGGCCAACGCATCGACAGCGCCGAGCTTGTGCGACGAAGCGCCAGACAGCTCCTTGCGCAGAACCTCATCGGTCTTGCCGAGACGAATGGCCACGACAGCGCGGCCACCCGGGAAGTGATCAACGCCGCGGCGCAGCGCATCGAGAGCGCTCATATCCGGCTCCTGAAAAATTGGACGTGGACGGGGAAGAAGGGAACGCCGAACATCGCGGCCATGCAAACAAACACCACACCAAAGGGAGCCGCCATGAACCTCAAAACACAGCCCTTCCACGCCAGCACAAGGACCAGCGTCAGCACCAACGTGAACCGCGAGACAAACGCGCGGGAGCAGACGTTGACGACGAGCCAGCTGGAGCTGTCATGGAGAGCGGGAGAGCTGCACATCCGCTGCCGGGCGAGCCGGGTCGTGATGTGCGTGGAGCGCGAGCTGGAGACAACGCGCGGCGGGCGGAGGATGTCCTGACGCGGCGGCATGGTCAGGCCTCCTGCGGCTTGCCCTCAGCCGGCTTCTCCAGCAGTGCCTGGGAGTTGAGCTGCCGCCAGAGCGCAGCCTGTACCCGATCAGCGATCCGCTGCGGAAGGACGTCGGGCCACTGGCGCACTGCGTGGTAGGTAACGCCGACGGCCTTAGCCGCTTCAGCAATAGAACCACCGAGTTGGACGATCGCTTCAGTCTTCTTCATGAGAATATTGAATCATGATTCATCGCAAAAAGCAATCACTATTCAGTTCATCCCGCGCACATTTGAACCATGGTTGAATTTTCAGGACGCCTCAAGCAGGCGATAGACGCGCGTGGAGTCACCGTGACCGAGCTGGCCCGAGGCATGGGAGTGACGTATCAGGCCGTGAAACGGGTGCTTGACGGGCTCTCCAAGTCCTTCAGTGCGGAGAACAACGCCAAGGCGGCAGCATTCCTGCGGGTCAGCCCGGACTGGCTAGCTACCGGCTTGGGCGCCATGGAGCTCGCCCGGCCAGAGCCCATGGAAATTGAGCTGGAGAACAACCCAGACTACCCAGCCATCCGACGGGTTCGGTTCAAGCTCTCCGCGGGGGTCACTGGCTTCGGTGCCGATCCGATCGATGAAGAAGGGAATCCTCTCGCCTTCCGTAAGGACTGGTACGAAAGACGCGGGTTCAAACCCAACGACCTACTTGCCACCACCGTCAGCAACGGCAGCATGGAGCCGGGGCTTTATGACGGCGACACAGTGATAGTGAACACCGCCCAGACACAGCCAAAGGATGGCGTAGTGTTCGCCGTCAATTATGAAGGTGAGATGGTGATCAAACGACTGATCAGAGACGATGGCCAATGGTGGCTTTCCTCTGACAATCCGGATCAGCGTCGCTATCCCCGCAAGGTCTGCCATGAGGGTGTTAAGCTGATTGGTGAGGTCGTGCACAAACAGAGTGAGCGTATTTAAGGAGCGAGAGAGATGAAGAAGGTTTTGATTGCAGCTGCGCTTGCAGCGTGTTCCTGCATGGTTATGGCTGACGACTTCTCCTACAAAGGCGTCAAGCTTGGTGACTCGATGGAGCAATTCCAAGCGGCGCTACCGCTTTATCAGTGCAAGGATGACGCTTGCACGTACATTCGGGATTCATGCGCACCGACCTACATGAGAGGCGGGGCTGCAGCTTTTGAGCAGAAGTTGGCCGAATGCAGAGAAGGCACGTCCTTTGGAGGCGGGATGTTGAACTATGGAAAAGCGAAGTTCATTGATGGAAAGTTCTCTAGCCTGTACATGATCTTTCCGATTGCTCATGCGCGCGTCGTTGGCGATGCTCTCGAAGAGAAGTACGGCAAGCCCACGACCATAGACACCAAGCCAGTAAAGAACCGCGCTGGCGCGGAGTTTGACAATTGGGTCAAGACCTGGGCAAAGGGCGACTCAGAATTGGTTGCAAGGCTACGCGCCTCCAAGATTGACGAAGGCTCCGTCTCCATCAGTAATGCAGCAGCGAAGGCTGAGGAGCAAGCGCGCCAGCAACAACAGACCAAAGCGGGCGCCAAAGATTTCTGATCTCGTAGAAGGAGAGGGGGATGGCGAAGGTTTTGATCATGGCTGGGTTGATGGCAACCACTGCTGCCCATGCCGACATGACGCTGCAGCAACGCTACCCCAGCCCTTGGAGAGATGACTTCAACTTGCCCATCAGCAAGGCTCTTGCGCAAAACTCGGTCAGGGGTTGCGGCGAATTCAAGTACCGGCCGAGCAGCCGCGACAAGGGTGAATTCCTTGTTTACTGCACACGAGATGGCAAGAACTGGGTCGCCTACCTCGTATGGACGCCGATAGCAAAGGTCCCGGGGCCGCACCAAGTGTCAGCGGCCATACCGCCATGACACATCCACCATGCAAGGCCGATGGCACGAGGTTCTAGGATGGGGTCCGCCATGGCCGGCGCCAGGGGCTTGTGAATTCAGGGACGAGGCCGCCGATTTGAAGTTGGCCCTCAAAAAGATAAAGTGGGTGAAAAGGAGACTCGTTTGCATCAATTACCGTCAACTGGACTGTTGCCTGGAATTTATCCCCACATAGTCCGCAGGGACCCCTCTCAAACCCGTACTGGCCAAGACAATCTGGGGATGGGTTACACGGAGCATGGAGAGCACTTCATGCTGAAGCCTGCCGGGCCAGTGGCTATTGCGGAGTTTATTGGCGCCCGTATTAGTGATGCTTGCGGTATACCTGCTTGTCAGCCAAACATTGTCACCATAGAGACGATCAATGGTGCAAAAAATATATTCGGCTCTCGAATTGAATCCGGGTTGCACAAGTTTGATCAAACAAATATTACCCAGTGGAACCATATATTAAGCAACTGTTTGAACCCAAACGCATTCTCCGCGATGCTGTCAATTGATTTAATCTTGGGTAATGACGATCGTCATTTTAACAATTGGCTTGTGCAGACGGTTCCAGATCAGGCAGGAAACGAAAATTTTCGACTGCGAGCAGTAGACTTCTCTCGCTCATGGCCTGTTAAGCATCCAGCTCAACACCCTCAATACCACTTCAGTGAAAATACTTGGGCGGCGACTAAATATTGGGATGTGCTAGGTGTAAATTTTGACCTACAGACATTTTACGAGACTTGTGCGAAAATATCATCCATTCCATCTACATGGATTCGACACTCTGTTTTAGGTCAGCTGATTGGCGTGTTCCTGACGCAAGCACAAGCGGATGAGTACTGTGATTGGTGGAAGATTAATGTACAGTCTCAAATCATTGAGACAATACATTCAATTGAATACGGAGCAAGGCCATGATGGCAACATACTATTACGTAGTACTACGACTCGTCCCTGATGCAATGAGGGGAGAGTTGATAAACATTGGAATAGCCTTATTCTCTAAAGATGGTGCCGCGAGAATCATTACAATGGCCACCCTCAATAAGCTGCGAGCAATAGACTCCAGCTGGGACGCTAAACGCCTCGCAGAATGGTCTGGCAATGTACAGTCAATCGTTAATTCGAAGAACAAAATTTCAGATCAAATCAAGGCACTGGAAATTTTTGGCTTCTGCGAGAAAGAATCCACGGGGATGTTCGTCGCCGATTCCGAATCAACCCTTAATGAGCGGATCTTGGAGATAAAAACGAAATACGTTTCCAATAAGGACCGTGCTGATAGACCAAAGCGCGAGAAAAAGACGCGCCTACAAACAGCACTGCGAGATCAGTTCAAAAAAATGCATGTACTGGGTACGCAAATAGGTGACCTGTCCGATCACTTGGTTGTGGCGAACGTTCCTGTGCCTGGGCACGATGAGTTAAAAACAGATTTTGTTTATAAAAATGGTGTTTATCGTCTTACGCAAACACTGGACTACAACGTAGCGCCGGACTCGCTGCACAACAAGCTGGCGGAGGCGTGTGTCAAAAGTACAGCAGCTGAAATGGCCGCCAAATCATATGGGGAAAATACCATAAGATTGGTTGTGGTAGATGTTCCTCCGGAATTGGCAAACGCTGCAGATTCGCACATCGATCTACTGTATGCCAGAGGTTTCGAGATATTTCGGTTTGACGATCCCGTCAGCATGGCTGAGTACTTGGAAAAAGCTGTTCCAGGAATAAATCGAGTTAATGCTTGAAGAGACAAGCCCGCCCTGAGCAATCACGGCGGGCTTTTTCATGCCACGATGGCGCATGACTCCCGCTCCCATCCTCCAGTTCACCAGTGTCCGCATGCGCGTCGACGGTGGCAAGACGCTCATCGGGATCAAGCACACGGCCAAGACATTGGCAGGCCTGCCCGTCCTGACGACCTGGGTTGAGATGCCTCCAGAGGACGTTGAGCGGCTGATCAAGACGCTACAGGACACGCTGGCAGAGCTGGGCCGCGGGTAAGGCCACGTCCAATCTTTCCCATTGCATAGGCCAGCAATTACGGCCTACACTCCCCGTACTTTTTGATACAACGCCTAAACAGGGGAAGTTATGCGCGTGAAGATTCTTGGCTCCATTCTGTTGTGCATGTCTATGACGGGCTGTGCAACTTGGTCAACCAGTTCGGTGGACAACAGTGCAGCCGACATCACTGCCGGCCAGGGACCGAAGAAGCAGCCATCGCAGATCCAGGTCACTGAAAGCGACATCACAGACCGCAAGTACAGGATGCTTGGCGACATCTCTGTCATGGTCAACAAAACCACCCTCTTCCACCCGGACCCTACCCGCGAGATGGTGACTGAAAAGCTCAAGGAGAAGGCTTCTGAGATGGGGGCTGATGCTGTCGTTTTGGCTCGCTACGGAAAGGGCGGAATATCACTGATGAGCTGGGGCAGCCTTGAGGGCAAGGGCCGCGCAATCAAGTTCGACGAGTGACTATGCGCTCGCCGCTCTTCCTTGCATTGTTGGCTGCCACGTTAGCTGGCTGCGCCACTTCAGCGCCAGACATGCCTCGATATACCGCAAGGACCACTGACCCAGGGTATACGGCAGTCCCGCAGGTCGAAGTCCCTGCGCTTGGCGCCTGGAAGCTGACAACCCCGAGCACTCAAGAAGCTGCGCCAACACCCACCAAAACGATTGCGCACCTGTCAAAGGACAACTGGGATGCACTGTCTCCCGAAGAGCAAGCAAAGCTCCAAGATACCCACGCTGTCCGAACTCACCAGCCTGATCGATATGGCGTGATAACTGACGTCCAGACTGTTGACCAATCCACACCAGGCACTTCTGGCGGCGCAGCTCTCGGCGGGGCTGTGGCAAGCGCCGCGTACATTGATCGATCCTTGCGCGGCAACAGCTACTCAGCTGGAGCGAACTTGGCAGTAGGAATCTTGGGGGCAATGCTTGGATCAGCGGCAGACTCGGCCCCAGTACAACAGTACAAGACGCGCTACACCGTCAAACTCGCCGACGGCGAAGTGCAGTATTTCGACGAAGTGAAGGCTGATTCTTTTCGGCATTCGCCGGGGGTCTGCATCCACGTGCCCGAGATCACTCTTGCGACGCAGAATCTGTGCAACCAGACGGTTGAAGGCGTGCGGAAGAGGTACTTCTCGCAGAAGTAACCATAGACACTCAGGTTGCTAAAGCCCCGAATGCCGGGGCTTTTTTATTGGGGCTCTACGCCCGCCAAAGGGCAGCATCAATGCTCGTGTCGCCTGCCGCGATGGAGGTGCGCCACAGTGTCGCCCCCACGAGTACTAGGCCAGCCACCCGCTCCTTGTAGTGAGCCTCCTGGGGGTCCATGTCGCTGATGATCCTAGCCAAGACATTGAGCGCCTCGGCTGGCTCAACGCCAGGGCCTGTCTCCGCGAGCGCAATGATTCCATCGATGGTGTCGAGGTGGTGCATGGGTGTCTCCCGTGTGGTGCACCAATGTAGCTACTTGATCTGGCCGCTAGAGGTCAGACACTGCGCCGACCTCTCCAACACAAGCCCTCCACGTCGGCACTTGCCAAGGTTGAACACTTATTCAACATTTAACTGAATCATAATTGACAGCACTACTGAATCATGATTCAATGTACCTCAACGCAATACCAAGCGCCAAAACCTCGGTAAGCGATACGAAGCCGGTAAGCCCAACAGGATGCAGCGGGCAGGTTCAGGGACGAGGTCCCGCCAGTGAGGTGTTGCGAAAGGGTGCCCCAGGCATCCATTCCTCAACCGTTGGATTGATTGATGCCGCCCTTCTCCCGCCACCTCCTCGAAGAGATCACGCTCAACAAGACGGAAGCGCTCTTGCAGGTCCGCCAAGACGCGCGCCACGGGCACAGCAGCCTCACTGAGGGCTGGATCCGTCGCATCTGCCGTGCCAACGGCCTGCAGCCCCATCAAGTGCGCGCTGCCGAGCGCCAGGGCCGCGAACTGCGTGCCAAGGGCGTGCCCTGCATGTGCTCGTACTGCGGCTTCGGCGGCAACGGCCAGATCGAAGACCGCGAGCGCATCCGCATTGACTACGCCGCCGCTCGGCGCGAGCAGCTGGCAACAGCCGGCATGCCCTACGACGAGCGCGAACAAACCATCCAGGCCGAAATCGACGCGGGCGCCGCGTTCCAGGCCCTCCCCATCACCGTCAAAAGGAGCACCTCATGAGCCAAGCCGCATGTCTGTTTCGTCTCGTCGCCATGCGCCGTCGCGCTGGCGCCAGCCTTCCCCAAGCCATGGTCTGGGCCCTGGGCCTGCTCTGGCGCAACTACCGCGCATCCAAGCGCCGAACGAGGGGCTCAACGGAGCCTTCGGCGAGTATCAGGAGCGCCCCATGACCGAGCGTCTAGTAGGAAGGGTTGTGTGATGGCCACCCCATCAACCAACCCGATGATTTCGGGTCAGTTGGGGCCACGGCTCAAAACTGAGCCGTCCCATGTGGAGACTGGTTCAAGGCTTGGGAGCTCGGGCTGCTTTGGTCGTCACCGAGATATTGGTGCGCTTCCCAGAAGAACCTTTGAAACTCAGCGTCCTCTGTGGTGGCAAATCTTCCGGCACGGAAGCGACGGCAGCCATCATTCGGCGCTCGGCATCCTCCAGTGCCTGGATGCGTTCGCGAGCTTTCCTAAGCGCGATATCGATTGCCCCCAAAGGCTTCTTCGTGTCGCCGAGGAAGCTGAAGGCCACGTCGTAAGCAGCGCCAACCGCGCTATCGACGCTTTCGAGTTGAAGGTTTTTTGCCCGGACCTCTGTCAACACGGATACCAGCGCCCGAGCTACCAGAGCAGCAGTCTGCAGGTCTTCTTGGGCCCTCAGCTTTGTCGTCGCGACGTCAAGCTCCGCCCTGGCAACCGCAACAGCCAGTGCACTCGCTGTGCTTGCAGGCATGCCGTTTTGCCCCGTCGAAGCCTGAAGCCGATCAACGATTTCAGCATTGAGGCTGCGTTTTGCTCGGTCGGCCACGTCTTCCAAGTGAGCTCTGAGCTCAGGAGGCATGCGCAAAGGGTACGGCTGCTGCTGTTTCGGTTCCATACCTCAATCATCGATTCTTTTTGATCCTTTTTCAAAGAATCTACTTGACTCTACCAAAGTGACTCTATCAGAATCTAGAAAGACTATGACCACCGACCGCCGCCAAATTCCCCCGACGCCCGTCCGCATCCCGGACGAGCTCAAGGACCAACTCAAGGCCCAGGCCGTTACCAACGACCGAAGCCTGAACGGCGAGATCCTGGCCCGTCTTCGAGCGTCCCTCCAGGGCGAGCCCGTCCATCAACCCATCACCAAGAAGTTCACATGACCGAACTCGTCACTATCGCCGGAGTTAAGACTCCGCGCATCACGTACAAAGACCAGCCCGTCTGCACCACGCTGCAGCTCGCGCAGTTCTACGGCTGCGCCGACCGCAACCTCACCGACAACTACCAACGCAACGCCGACCGCTTCGAGGAAGGCAAGCACTTCGTGAAGCTGGACGGTGAAGCCTTGCGGGCCTTCAAAGCCCACTACCCCGCAAATAGCGGGGTAGTGGGCGAACGTGCACCACACCTCATGCTCTGGACCGAACTGGGCGCAGCCCGCCACGCCAAGATGCTGACTACCGAAAAAGCCTGGGAAGTGTTCGAGGAGATGGAAGGTGCCTACTTCCGCGCCAAGGCAGCCGCCACGCTGGAGCAGTCCTCCAAGCCCGCCCGCGCCTCAGTGCGCTACCGCGAAGCCGCTGCGATCACGGGCGCACAGCTCAAGATCTGCAAACTGCTGGGCGTGGATGCGGGCATGGCAAAGGTCATTGCAGCGAAGGAAGTGAAGGCCGTCACGGGCCTGGACTACACGAACCTGCTGACGACCACAGCCGCCACGGACAACCCGCGCATGACACCGAAGGAACTGGCGGCGCTCATCGGTGCCGGAGCGACCTCAGAACAGGTCAACAGCGCGCTGGAGCAGATGAGCTTCCAGTCGAAAGAGCGCTGGACCAACGGCAAGGGCCAGCCTCGCAGCAAATGGGTGTTGACGGAGCTGGGCAAAGAGTACGGCGCGCTGGTCCCCTATCAGGCTGTAGAGCATCAGCACTCTGGCTATCGCCCCGCCTGGTATGCCAGCGTGGTCGAGCTGATCCGCCCATTGGTGGAGGTAGCGATGGCCCAGCGCAGCGCGCCGAAACCGAAGCGCGGCAAGAAAGCCGCTGGTGTGCCCCTGCAGCCAGCTTCGCAACCCCAGGCAGCCCTGCTGTGAGCATCAATCCAGCCTGTTTCAGGCGTGTTGTAAATCTGCAAATCTCAAGCCGCCCGTTAAATGAAACGGGATCACGGGCATCGTTGACACCAACAAATCAACCCAAAGGAAACCATGCGATCACAACAAGCACCGCCACAAAAGGCGAAGCCGGACAAGCGCCAACCTGTCCGGCCTCTAGTGAGGATGCTCAGCGCCAACCGAGCAGACCTCGTGACCCGAACCCCTTCTCACAAGGAAACGAATCATGTCGAATGATGCCACGTTAGCCACCGCTCGCAAAACCGCGACCCCGCGAGCGACTCGGAAGCCGGCGCCAGCACAACATGGCCAGGCGCCGGTGGCCGCGCCGTCGAGTCTCTCGATGATCGTGCTGAGCCTGCGCCCAAAAGGCTCCAAGTTCAACGGCAACCGCATCGAGCGCGCCCAAGAAGCTGGATTCGGTTGGATCAGGAACGCCAACCAGATCGGGCTCGCAGATCCGGATACCGGCTGCGAGATAGCGCGCCATGTCATCAACAACAGCGAGGAGTTGTTCGGCTCCTTGAAGGAGATCCAGGTCCACGTCGACCCGGAGCAGTGCGCCTGGATGTGGCGGGCGGGAACCTTCCTGATGGAGCGGCTGAAGAAGTACGCGATTCTGATCGGTGCTCACATCTGCGATGGCGTTGGGAGGCCGCTGGATGAGGAGGCAGTCACCGCCATCGGGAAGCATATTGATGATGTGATGGCGAGGCGACGGGATGCAGACCGGGAGGCACGCACCGTCACGCTGCCCAGTGGTGAGCGCCGTGAACTGTCCGAGCTGTCCTTCGCGTACACGGTTGTGCACGAAGCTGGCTCGAAAAAGTACGCCTATCGCCAAGTTCTGTTTGACGCTCCTGCCCTGCACTACTACGAAGGCAAAGCACGGGGGATGCAAATGGCCGGCGAGATCGTGCAGTTCTACAGGAGGCACAAGGAGGAAAAGCTGCGCCTGGGCCACATATTGCGTGAGGCAATGCAGAGCAATGGAACTGGCTATGGCAGCTGGGACAAGGCAGAAGTGGCCAACGTGACCTCGGGCTTTTTTGAGGTCATTGAGAAGTTGATCGAGGTTGGCGCACGCCACCTAAACCCGGCATGGTTGGCGCACAACATCGAACAGAACCAGCAATCGCACGTTAACTGGTGCGAGGACCGCGCCAAGCGGAAGGCAGAGTTCGTTGAGCGCATGCGACTGGCCCGCGAGGCGAAGAAGGCTGCCAAAGACGCGGGAGCAAGCCATGGTTGAAGCACCAAGCGTTGAATTCGCGAAGCCCGACATCCGCCAAGAGCATGCCGCCCTGGATCGTCGCATAGCACGCGATCCGGGACCAGCCTCCGACCAAGAAGAAACCAAGCGGCACCACGTTCTTAGCGCCATCGCATTGCAGGCGAGCATCCTGCTTGATGTGGTGGACAGCGCCGGCAGAACCGCAAACATCAACGAGATCCGGGGAGTTCTTGATGCGGCCCGTTTACTGACAGCCACCATCGGCAGCCTGGCAGATGGCATGACAGGAGAGAACAAGCGCGGCGATCAATACGGCTGGCACAACGCCTGCCCAAACTAGCAATCAACATGGCAGAGCAAAATGAAAAACGCCCCCGCTTCACGCGCCAAGACGGGTCATCGCACAACGTACGCGCTCTCCTCGTGAAGGCTTGGGAACCCCGTCGTCGTCAGACCACACAGCAAGGAGTTTTCTCATGAACGCAAAGGAAGCTGCAGCCATCCTTGGTGTCTCCCCACGGGCGGTCTACGCTTTAGCCGCCCCTCAGGGACCCATTCCCTGCTATCGCATCGGGCGAACGATCGTGTTTGACGAAGCCGATGTTGTGGGGTTCAAGCAATCGCAACGAGTTACCCAAGTCAAGAATCAGTTCAGAGCTTCCTGCCAAAGCCTGACTCTCAAGCTAAAGGCATCAGAGCCAGGTTCTGAATCCGCCCTAGAGAGAGCGTTCCGGAAATTTGGGGTAGTTCCCAGGCTTACGCCCCCTTCCGCAGTTGTGCCGAAGTCCAAGCCAAGCGACAAGAAGAAGGCTAGCGCGGCCTCTACCCCGCGCAAGAGAAGCACAGGAGGGCCAGCTACATGACCAGGTGGGTCACTACGAACTGGCCAACATCATCAAAAAACGAACAAGGAAAACGACATGACGCCAACTGAAGCCATGGAGGCCAAGATCGAGGTGCTGACCTATGCTGTTCAGTCCCTGTGCTTGCAGCTCGGTGGCCGGCTCACGCGCCAGCAGTTTGCCGAGCGCATGGGCGTGCATCGCAACACGCTCAGCAACATGCTTGCAAGGGATCGGTCTATGCCCAGGCCTGGGAAGGATGGGAAGTGGCTGCTCTCAGAGGTGATGGATTGGGAGATCCGCCGCCGACGCCAGGGATAG